ATATCGCGACCGGTGATGACTGTTGTTGCCATTTTGTCTCCTTAGACTGTTCGCGTGTAGTGGGTACTAACGCCTATATCGGCTACTAGCAGATTGCTTGCGCCTACTTGAGTGACTGTTGGTCGTTGCACATCGCTCACTTCATAACCTGCTGGAATGGCTAGGACAACGCTTTCGATTAGTTGCTCGATGTTATCGAGCGATGCTGGATTGCTTGAGTAAGTAACGCAGCAAGATATTGTGAAGTTGATCTTGCACCTGAATGTTGATGATCCGATTGTGTCGAATTCAAGATACGGTGAAGATGGAACTAGGACTACTGCTGGCACTGGAACATTCTCTGGCACATAAGAAAACACATTGGCTGAGACTGTTGAAAGTGCAGTAGCGAGTGGACCGCGAACGGCCGAAAGAATAGTTGAGGCTGGCATTATTGAGCGATCGTTCCTACATCGACCAGGCTGCCAAGCAAGCCTACGCAGCGATTGTAAAGCGAGCGGCCCATACGGAATGGGCTAGGACTAAAGTCCACGCCTTCGATCTGTCCACCAGCTGCGGTGCGGCTCTGGAAGATTTCAACAGAGACCACTAATACGGCTGATTCTACTGCGCTGTTTCCGACATAAGTCGAAGCACCAGTAAGGGTAGCCAACCCTGAGGGGATAACATTCTTTGAGATGATGTCAGCATTTGTGATGGCTGCTGAGAATGAGTTGTCATCAAGCAAGTCTGTAGTGACTGTGCGAGTGCCGTTGAATGGAGTTCCGCATCCGCTAATAACTACAGATTGGGATTCTCCGAAAGGATTTAATTGAACGGTTGAAAAGTAGGCGATGTTATTGTTCAAAGATACTGCATCAATCGCTACTGAGTAAGTATTGAGCATTGGCAGAATAACTGATTCGGCTGAATCGATTATGTCTGATAAAACCGCGTCCGAATACAAAGAGGAAGAAACGCCAAGGGTTGATCGAAGCTCTGAAGCCGTGATAATTGTTGGCATTTCTTTCCTCTCGGTAAACGACTGGGGGAGCGATCGGGAGCAACCGCCCCCCCATGATTAGTGTTGGATTATGTTAAATTCCAGCGGCGGATCGCAGATCCCACCTTTGTGGCAATTCCATAATATCCATAAACGGCGACCTGTAAACGGCCATTGGCAAGTGCCTGAACCTGAATTTGGGTCTTAGGTGCTTCGTAGAATGTAACTGCTTCTGGTACTACCAAGAATGCAGAATCATCGATGAGTGTTGTAATTGACATGTGTGGATCAACAAATAGGTTTTGACCCATTACTGTTCCTGTCAATGATTGGACTCCGACATTACCTGGAGCGTTTGATGGCTGAGCAGCTGTGAATAGTGGACGATTTGTTGTGTCCTCAGCTGAGATGATCTTCTCCCACCATGCTGTGTTAGCGATGATGTTCTTGGCGAACTTTCCTGCTGCTGCGTAAGCCGCTGGAGTTTCTTTGGCAATGTATGACTTGAATCCTGCGATGTCTGCTGCTGTTGCTGTTGCTTGAGTTCCATCAGCGATTAACTTTGCTACGACTGCGCGATCTGTTGCCTTTGCGTATGCGTAGTTGAGTTCCTTGATGAGTTCATCGTAGAACGCAGGTGAGCTCCTGTCGAGAAGCTCCCAACTTATGGTCTGGAGGCCGGCTGCCTTCTTGACATCTACTGTGATGTAAGTTGAAGCCATCTCGGTTCCGCCAAGTGCTTCGCCTTCTGTTGAATCACCATCGACTGTTGGAGCTGTTGAAAGCTTAGGAATTGTGAATGACATTCCTGTGCCTGGCAATACACCACGAGAAATTGCATCAACGGCTGGACGGCCATCGATTGAAGTTGTGATGAACTCGTTTAGGTGTGGAGCGAGTGTTAAGCCTGTGTTTGTTGAAGTATCGTTTGTAGCCTTGACGAGCATCTTCGCTTCGTCATCGCCCATTGATGCTTTGATGTTTGCCTCAAGGAACTGACCTGCTGTGAGGTTAGTGTTGATGCGTGGAGTTGCGTAGAATGCTGGCTTTGGAGCAGCAGCTTCTACTTTGGTCGCTTCTACCGCTTCAGTTACGGCAGGAGCTTCTGGAACGGTAGTGTCTGACACTTGTTCTCCTTCTGATTGTTGGGTTGCATCTGCTACTTCTTCCGAAGGTGCAGAATTATCTGTTGCAGCGACTTCAGCAACACGCGCTGAATCGATTGCTGGATCGGTGACGAGTGATGTCTCTACGATCGAGGATTTGCTAATTACCATGACGCCATCTTGGTTATCCCAAGCATCTACCTTAACGCCTACTGAGAATCCATCGCGCATTCCAGTTGAGGCTTCTACGAGTGCGTCATTTCCAGCAGTTGTTTCAGCGATCTTGAATGTAGCCACGATGCCAGTTGCGGTGACTTCGTGTGCCAGCAATTTGCCGATTGGACGAGTGCGATCATGCTCTAGAAGCAGCTTGATGCCCTTGTTAAATTTGATTGAGTCAGATGCAAAGATAGTTGGGCCAGCAGAAGTATTGCCCTGCTCTCCCCAGGTAACTATCTGGCCTGAGATTGTGCGCGATTGTGAATCGGCTGCTGTGAGTGTGATTGGGACTTCGATCTTCATCGGATTAAGTCTTCTTCCTCTTGGATTTGTTCAACGCTCATCGCGCCGATTGAATTGAGTATCTGATAAACCTGAGCGCGCTCGTAAGGATTTCCGCGAAGGAAGTCATCTAAATCAAAGCGAATTTGTGAAGTGCTAGGACAGATGTCCGGTAAAGATAGGCGGCTCTCGATCGCAGCCAAGATTGGGCGAAGCGAGAAGTCCACTAAAGATCGTCTTTCAGAAGTGGCGTTGGAGTAAGTCATAGAAGTTGATTCTGCTGAAAGGAAGTAAGCAGGGATTCCACATGCTCTTGCTATTTCCAACGCCACATATTGACGACCTTCTACGAGCTGAAGGCTCTTAGGGTCAAATCCTACTGACTGCATTTCTACATCCGCGTTCAAGAATGCTGTTGATCGAGTAGCGCGAGAATTGCGCCAGGCTTCGAGAAGTTTGGCGATTCGCTCAGAAGTTAAGTTTGTTCCGTTGCTCTTTAGAACCATTGATGGAACTGGCTCTTTAGCGTAGGAAAGCGCAGCCTTTTCTAGTTCGATTGCTGCTAATACTGTGCGACCTGCGCGGTTGATCAAGCCTTCATCTGCGCCATCGAAGCGGATAACAGAACCGACTCCAGCGATAGGCGCTAGTCTGCCATCGACTTCGTAGCCATCGATTTCATTCATTGCTAAGTTGTATTTTGGATTAACACGCTTTGGATCGATGCGAGTCCATGAACGAACGCGGCCATCTTCAGCATAGGCATCGAGGACTAATCCGAACCCAACGCCGTATAGCCAAATATCTTCTGCAAGCCAGTTGTAAACTACAAATCCTGACACGCGTGGATCAGGTTGATTGATAACACGCAAAGGTTCGATGTGTGCGCCAGTGATCTTGTTGTATTGCTCAAGTGGAAGCGATCCGATTGTTCCGCAGATGATATTTCTTGCGCGAGCAACGGCAGGGACAGACATCGCGGATGCGCGATCGACTGTGGTTGGAGCATTTAGTAAGCCATAGACCGAAGTCGAAAGATTGAATGGCTGTAGAGAAGCTTCGACATCTGTTTGCTTTTCAGCCACAGGTTGAGCCCCTAGAAAAAATTCTTTTAGTCCCATTAGGGAGTATTGTACAGTATGTCCCAATTATCCAACTACGATATCGTACTCGGCTTCTCCGCGAGTCGCAAAGTGGCACACCATCGCCATCGATACTGCTGCGCAGATTGTGGCGTTTGAGACTTTACGCCCTAAATACCATCCACCATCTTTGAATGGAAGTTTTACAGCTGAGAGAACTTGTCTGGTGAACTCGTCTTGGTCTCCATGGAATAAGCGCCCCGAAGTGATCGCGGAAAGCATTTCATCGCAAGCCTGACCATACAAAGCGCCATCGATAGGCGTAGTTGAAATACCTGCTGGCGATAGTAAAGCGGCAACAGCCCCGGATGTTTGGCGACTATAAGCAACGGTCTCAGTTTGGAATTTTCTGACCCAGTCTGCGACATCGTTTGCGATTTGCTTTGCATCGAGGTTGATTGGGTTTGTCCATGTTTGGAGTAGAACGACATTGATGTTATCCCCTTCTTGTTGAGCAGCAACGAGACTGCCTTCTTGCCTATTCGGACTCAGGTCGATTGCCATCCAAGTAAGAGCTTCTCGATCTAACTTCAAATCCTTCTTAATTCCAGCAGCCCAGTTACTTGGATTGATCGCTGGATTAACTACTGACACCCATTGGCATAAGAGTTCTGTTCTGACGATAGATTCTTCATCCGACATAGCGGCTTCGAGGTTATCCATGCTAATTGTGTAACCAAGCGATGGATTGGCTTGGGCCCATGCAGCCTTGTCTCTAATATCGCAACCTGGCTCAGCACTCCACTCGAACCATCCGATGCGATCGTCTGCACCACTAGCTGCGGCCAAGCCCCTATCGCGCAGTCTGTTAAGCACAATGCTATGTTGGTCTCCAGCATTGGAAAAAATTAAAGTTTGAGGATTAGGCGTTGCCATCTGGGTATATCTCAGAGAACTCCAGACTTCATCATCGTGGAACTCTCGAACCTCATCCATGTAGATCGTGTCGGGTGCAGCAATACCGCGAGAGGCTGAGTTATTGGCTCGGACTAAGTAACGCCCACCGGATTTTAGTTTGATTTCCTGAGAACCTTTAGATTCGTACTTCTTTCCGAAGTCTTCTACCAGTTTGGCGTGGCTTTGGATTGTGTCATCGATCTTCCAAAAGATTTCACTCGATGTAGTTAGTTTGTGCGCTGTGTGGACCTGTAACTTCTGCCTTAAAGAGAACATTCGCCATAGAATCATCAGCTGCATAAAGGTAGATTTACCATTCTGACGCGAGATTATGACCCCTGCTTCTTTGAAATACCACTTGTCATCTTCGGTGACTTTGCAGATTTCATGAGCCAGGAAGCATTGCCAGGGGAGCAAATTAAACCCGATTGAGGCACACCATTCTATAAAATCGATGCCGTATGAAGGTAAATCTGGGCTTTTAGTCCATATTCGGGGTTCAGTCACACCTCGGTAAGCCACTTGAGGCTGTTCTAAGCCTATTTGAGCCTGATTAGGCATACTCACTCGGAATCGTCCTGATAGTGGCTAATTGAGCCGTTTTTCGGGTAAAA